ATGGGACAAGTAATTAAGTTAGGTGCACAAGGCAAGAAAGAACTTGCCGTCGCCTTTAAAGTAACAACAGCTTATGTCGGACAGGTATTGTCCGGTCAGAAAACGGGAGGTAAAGCCCCGGCGATCTGGGAAGCCGCCAAGAAGCGGAACGACAGCGAGCTGTACAATATTGACAAAATCGCCAAGCATGAGACTGTAAAGATTCTCGACAACAAGGGTAATGTAAAAGCAGAACGTACTAATTAATAATGTATAATTATGGAAACACCGAACAACAACCAGCAGACAACAGGTCTGCAAATCTTCTTCAAAGAAGATATTGATGCTAATGTAAGGGTAAAGGTAATCAATGGAGCTCCTTGGTTTGTGGGGAAAGATGTGGCGGCTTCTCTAGGGTACACCAAAACACGAAACGCAATTTCGCAACACGTTGATAATGAGGACGCCCTAAAACAGGGCGTCCCTGATAATCAAGGATTTATTCAAAAAACAATTTTAATCAATGAAAGTGGCATGTATGCTCTTATTTTCGGATCCAAGTTACCGACTGCCAAAGCATTCAAAAGATGGGTAACTAACGAGGTTCTCCCCTCCATCCGTCGTACCGGCGGCTACTCCGTTCGTCCGACACAGCGTCCGACGCTTCCCGCACCCAAGTTTCGTCCTGACTTCATCGAATGGAAACAGGCTGTGTGCCGTTATCTCAACCGGAATGATCTGAAAACGGTCGCCACCAACATGAAAGTCACCTACTCCCATGTATGCAAGGTGTATTCCGGCAACACAATGAGCCGCCGTATAGCCGACAGACTGACGAAACTGGCTATCTCCCACAAGAACAAAGGCATCATATATCCCGAACCTGTTCCGGTGTACAGACAACTGCTGATAGAATGGGAGGAACAGGGATGATTACTTATACGATGGGTATCAACCTTGAATACCTGAGGATCGCGATAACGATCTGGCGTGAATACGGGATGCTTTGCCCCATCATCATTCCCAAGGACCAGGACGCCGAAGGGGCGGTGATGGTGAAGATAGGACCGACAACCGACATGAAGGTCGCGGAGATGGTCGACAAGATATGGGACATAGCCGGCGCGAAGCGTCTGGTCAAGGAAATCGAAAAATAAGAGAATATGAATAATAGAATATCAGACTTACCGTTAACCACTACCCCGGTGGGGTTGGGTTATAATAATATGAATGTGTTTAGAAACTCATTAGGGGAATTACAGGTCCAACTGGCAGCACCGCCGCTTGGCCTTGACGGGTCAATTTTTTTAAAAGGTGAAATAACACATGACGCCGGAGAGGTCCGGATGATCAGAAAACATAAACTGATAAAAATTGAAAGATTATGAAGAAACTGACAGCAATTTTGAAAGGCTGCAACCTTGTGGACAAGTTGTTCAGCCTGCGTGAGAAAGAGATCAACCGTAAGATCGAGGGAGCCAAGGACGATTGCGAGAGACGCAAGGCCGAGGCGGAGATCAAGTATGAGAACTATTGCAAGGAACTGGGTGAGAAAGATGTAGACTACCGGCGCATCATCAACGGAATGCTTGAATGCAAGCAGGAGATAATGGACGCCGACGAAACGCTCAAGGTGATTGCGGAGGTGGAAGCGGACCTTCAGTCCGAGGCCGAGCTGGAGGAAGAGAAAGAAAAATAGTTCATACAACCGGTAATAGATTGAATTTTAGTTAGACATTCCGTCCCGGTCCGTGACGGATAGGGACGGAAATTTGAAGACAATTTTATAAACCCTTAAAAATGATTCGTAATGAAAACATTCAGAATAATCCATATAGCGGCCGCTGTCATCGGCCTTGTGGTAGTGCTCAGACTGGCGGACAATCTCCGCCCCACCTTCAACGAGAACCTTGCCGCTTCGGTCCTTGCAGTCGTATGCTGCCTTTCCCTTATCGGACAAAGGTATTACAGGGAGGAAAAATAGGACCGCGGTCAGGGAGCCGGAAGGCGGCCCTCGTTTCCGGTCCGACGCCGGAAACCGCACAAAGTCAAATTATACAGAAATGCCAATCTTTATAGACAACAACATACTGGTAGTCACCAAAGACGAGCTTGTTCCGCGGTTTTACAGCTACAACAGCTTGAAAGTTCAGCTGTTCCGCCATCAGGACAAGCCCACCGGAATCAAGCGGTACAGCCGCGGCGGTGGCAGCGGAAGACGTCTGCTGGTGCTCTTCGATTCCCTTCCCGCCACCATACGGGAGTCCCTCGGCGATCCCCGCCGTGTGGAACATATCCTCCTGCTTTACTTCAACACGGACGCCGCCGCCGTGGAGTTCTACTCCAACATCTATGAGGATGCCGGCGGAAAACTCTCCACGGAGGAGCAGGAAAGGTATGTGATGAACGCCTCCGTCCTGAACGCCCTGCTGGCGTTGCGCGAGGCCCGTCTTACCGAATGGCAGTCCAGAGGCAGAAGAAGCATGTACGGACTGGACGACTCGGTATGGAGTGATTACAGCACATTCGGGAAGGTGCTGGAGGAGAAATTCGGGAAGACGCACACGCTGCCCCCCTCCCGTGCCCGCCTTCTGGAGAAAATGAGGAAATACGCCGCCCTGGATGCGGAGGAGAGATACCGTTTCCTTGTCAACAAGAACAGGGGTAACAATTCCGCAGGAATACGGACGGAGAAGGCCCGTGCCCTTCTGGAGAGCATGTTCGTGCACCAGTCATGGAAACCTGACGCCGCCGAGGTGTTCCGCCAGTACGAGGCCTTCCTTTCGGGTTATGTGGAGGTTGTGGATGTGGAAACCGGGGAGGTGTTTGACCCGAAAGGGTACGGAAAAATATCCCAGCGTACGGTAAGCGGCTTCCTGTCCTCGTGGGAGTCGGGCGTGACCACGTCGCGCAGGCGCACGGGCAACCGTCAGATCCGTCTGGGCATGTATGTTCCTTTCGAGACGCTGGAGCATCCCCGATGGGCTGGAAGCATCATATCCGTGGATGACCGTCAGCCCCCCTTCTTCTATGCCGAAGGAAAGCGTGTATGGTTCTATTGCGGGGTGGACCTGGGAAGCGAGGCGATCACCGCATGGGTTTACGGCACCGACAAGGAGGGCATCATCACGGAATTCTACCGCCAGATGGTACGCAACTACGCCCTATGGGGTATGCCGCTTCCTTACGAGCTGGAATGTGAGAGCAACCTGAACGCCGGTTTCTCGGACAGCTTCCTCAAGCCCGGCGCGATGTTCAAGTCCGTCAGGATCGAGGCCAACAGTGCCCGTTCCAAACGGTGCGAGGCGTACTGGCGCCCGTTGCGTTACAGGATGGAGAAAAGGCGTGAGGGCTGGCTGGCCCGTCCGTTCGCCAGAAGCGAGTCCAACCAGGCGGCTGTCGGAAAGGTTCCTGTCCTGCCTTACGAGAGAATCGTCCAAGAGTGCCTTGAAGATATCGAGAAGTGGAACAACACGGAGCATAGCATCTATAAGGGAATGACCCGTTGGGAGGTGTTCCTGCAGAAACAGAACCCCGACAATGCGAACTCCATCAACTGGCGGGGCATTCTTCTTTCCTTGGGGAAGAGGACGGCAACGAGTGTCAGCATGGCCGGACAGATACGGTTCAGGAACTCCTTCTATCTTCTGGGTGACGGCGGCACGCTGTGCACCGGCGAGAAGCTGGTCGGTTACATGCGTGTCCTGGCGGGGAAGGACGTGGACATCTATTACCTGGACGATAATGACGGGGAGGTGCTGAACGCCGTTGTCTGCCTCAGGGGAGAGAGCAGGATCATATGCGAGGCGGTCCCACAGCCGCGTACGGCGCGTTCCGTTCTGGAGGAGACTCCGCAGCAGAGGAAGAACCGGGAGCTGATGGCGCGTTACCGGAACACGCTCGAGGGGTACAGCAAGGAGCGTTACCATGAGATCGGCAGGGTGGCTGTCATAGACCACAGGAGCGACATACTGAATGACGGGTTCCGTATCGCATCCCTTGAAAGGAGGAGTATTCCGGAAAGGGACGGCGAGGTCGAGATATTGGAAGAGACACCTGTGGACAACACTCTTTTAAACGGTACCCAAATATCATTCAAAAAGGATTTAAGAACAAACTTTTAATATTATAACATATGGAAATAGAAACAACACGGGAATACAGACAGAAGGTGCTGGAAGCCCTGGAAGAGGCGAGAAAGCGTTTCAGCGGGAGCAACGGGGAGTTTGCCAAGAAATACGGGCTCCATCCCAGTATCTACAGCGAGATAGTCAAGGGGAAGATAACGGCGGACACGGAGAGGAAGATCGGGGATGCCAGATGGCTGGCTGTCGGCCGTCTGCTTGGGGTGGCCGCTTCGGAACGTGCCTGGAGGATGGCCCGCACGGATGTGTTCAACATGATCGAGCAGTATGTGGATTTCTGCAAGGAGCATTCCAAAGCGATGATGTTCGTGGACGAATGTGCCATAGGGAAGACATACTCCGCCTTGTACCTGTCCCGCAACCGCAAGAACTGCTTTTATCTGGACGCCACGCAGTGCCGCAGCCGCCGTTCCTTCATCCTCCATCTGGCGCGCTGCATCGGCGCGGACGAGGGTACGACCGAGGAAATGGAGGACAGTATCAAGTATGCCTTGTGCAACATCCCGTACCCGGTGGTCATCATCGACGAGGCGGGGGCGTTGAGCTATGCCGCGCTTGAATCGCTGCATGGCCTTTGGAACGGTACGGAGAACCTCTGCGGCTGGTTCATGATGGGATCCGACGGATTGCGTACCAAGCTCCAGAACGGCAAGGGGCGCAGCAGGAAGAACTCATTCAAGGAGCTGTTCTCCCGTTTCTCCAGCAAGTATTATTCAATCGTGCCTACCGGCAAGGATGACCGGCTGCTGTTCTACCGCCGGCTGATCACGGATGTGCTGTCGGTCAATGTGGATGATATGCAGATAGTGAAAAAGGTGGTGAACATGTGTCTTGACACGCACGGGGACACATTGGAAACCGGATTGAGACGTGCGGAATCGGCATTGATACTTATGCAGGAAGGAGCCTAAAATGGAAAAGGAAGAGAAGAAACCCAAAAAACGGGTGCGCCTGCTGACCATGCGCAACGTGTATGACAAGAAAATATCGAAGTTCCGCTTTTCCGGCATGTGGGCCGACTATGTATCCCCCGAGCCCGAGGATCATGGGATATGGCTGGTCTACGGTGCGGAGAAGAACGGAAAAACCACTTTCGCCCTCATGCTGGCCAACTATCTCCGCCAGATGGCCAGGGTTCTGTACTTGAGCGCGGAGGAAGGCATTTCGGCAAGCATACAGGACACCTGCCTGCAGGTAGGTATTCCGCAGGAGTGCTCGAACATGTACATGTATGAGTATATGCCTATAGAGGATTTGTGGGAGAAGCTGCGTGACCGCCGCAGTGCCAAGGTGGTTTTCATTGACAATGCCTCCTATTACAAGGACGAGCTGATGAGCAGGGAATACGGGCTGCTGAAACTTGTCCGCAACTTTCCGGAGAAACTGTTTGTCATTCTGGCACATGAGGAGAAAGGGAAACCGCATAATGTCGCCGCACGGCAGGCATCCAAACTGGCCAAGGTAATTTTTCATATCCAAGGGCTGGCGGCCATAGTCGGCGGACGTGTCGGAAACAATGTGGGCAGGAAGATTCCCATTGTCGAGGACAGGGCACGCCTCTATCATGGCGATGTGCTGAACGACGAACCATTTAACAGCAATAACAATGAACAAGAGAATTGAATTACCCGCGACAAATGCCCAGAAGCGGTGCATACACCGCCTCAGACGGCAGTTCGGACTGGACGAGGATGAATACAGGCATCTTGTCCGGCAGTTCAGCGGCGGACGGACAACGACGTCCGCGGAGTTGTGCAAAAGCGAGGCCGCAAGGCTGATCGGGACGCTGCTCGATCCCGACGGGAGAAAGGATCCGGAAAGACGGGAGAAACTGGCACTGGTCAAGGCCATTTACGCCGTGTCGATGGATATCGGTTTTCTCAACAGGAGCTACCGCAGCGACAATCCCGTGGAGGTCGAGATGAACAAGGCGAAGATCACCTCCTTCCTGAAGAGCCACGGAGGATGCAGGAAGCCGGTGTCAAGCCAGAATTTGGAGGAACTGAAGGCCACACTGAAACAGCTGAAGGCCATAAGACGGAAGGAGGAGGTATGAGAATGAAGCACCTTGTGTATGCGATATCCGCCCTCTCGGCTTTCACGGGCATGATAGTTAATGATGACTTCCGGGCGAAAATATGGTCACTGAACGCCATGTTATGGATTCTGGTAGCATGGACAAACGATAATACACAATAACAATGATGACAATGGAAAAGACGAAATTCGAAAAGGAATGTGCTGATATGTGCGATGCCTGCCGGGCTAAAGAGCTGGACATCTGCCGGGAGGATGCGGACACCGTGCAGCCGATGTTCGCCCGGTGCGGGCTGTGCGGGAAGGTGTTTTGTGAGTACAACAACCACATGACCGTGAACCATCTCTGCTGGGAATGCCAGACGGCCATAGAACAGAACGTTGACTGCAACGAGGAGATAATCGACCCTGATTTATTCAGGAATTTATTCACTAATAAATAAGAACAGATATGGATATCAAGAATTTATCTGAAAAGGAACGTGAGGCCCTGCTAAGCAAGCTGCAGGCCGAAAAGAAAAGAAAGGACGGGGACCGAAAGAAGAACTACCAGAAGCTGCGCGCCAGATTCCTTGCCTCTGTGGAGAGAAAGCTCCGCAAGTATATCAAGGACGGCCAGGAGTTCAAGGAATGGCTCCGTAAGGAGGCCACCGCCTACTATGACCAGCTGAAGGAGTACGGCGGTCTGAAACGTGACGAGCAGCTCGGGTTCGAGGTAAAGAACGACACCTTCAAGGTTTCCGTCAAGGGGAACCGGGTCAAGGGCTTCGACGAGAGGGCCGACGTGGCAGAGAAGCGCCTAGTGGACTACCTGAACGCATGGATCGGCAAGAAGGGCGATGACGGGCGCAACCCCATGTACAAGCTGGCCATGTCGCTGCTCCAGCGCAACGAGGCCGGGGATCTTGACTACAAGTCCATCTCCCGCCTGTACGAGCTCGAGGACGACTTCAACGACCCCGAATATTCGGAAATCATGCAGCTCTTCCGTGAGAGCAACGTGGTGGAAGGCACGGTGATCCGCTTCTACTTCGAGGAAAAGGACGGAAACAATCAATGGAAAAGAATAGAACCCTCATTTAACAAGATGTAAATTATGATGCACAATTGGTTTGAATGTTCCATCCGCTACGAGAAGGTGGCGGAGAACGGCATGAACAGGAAAGTAACGGAAGCCTATCTGGTCGACGCGCTGAGCTTCACGGAAGCGGAAGCCCGTATTATTGAAGAAATGAACCCGTATATCAACGGTGAATTTACAGTTTCGGGCGTCAAACGCGCCGGTTACAGCGAACTGTTCCCATCTGAGGAAGATGCGGCCGACCGCTGGTTCAAGTGTAAGCTGTTCTTTATCACGCTGGACGGAAAAAGCGGAGCGGAGAAAAAGACCCCCACTACCGTACTGGTGCAGGCCTCCGACCTTCGCGATGCCGTAAAGAAGCTGGACGAGGGGATGAAGGGCACGCTGGCGGACTATGTCATCGGCTCGGTGGCCGAGACCGCCATTATGGATGTCTATCCCTACACTGCTGATGTGAAACCTGAATTCTCCGGCGATGATAAGAAGGAAGTTTGACCATCCCCATGTAGTCCTGTGCCGCACATGCTGCGGCCGGGGCTTTCTTGAGAACCTGGACGAGCTGACGGACACCGTAAGTACCGTTACCTGTCCCGCCTGCAAGGGGAGCGGACGTGTGGTCGTATCCTCCGTTACCCTTACCACCGTGGAGCCCTATGATCCCGAATCCCCAAATCTCGCGCTGTATGGAAAAGGACGGAATGAATGAGTATCTGCTGAAAAATTTGGAGAGGGCCAAATCCGCAATGGAGGAGATACTGGATGAACCAAGACTCCGGTGCCGGGAGGGCTGGCATAAGCGTGACAGGGCGTTCCGCCCGCAGAGTTTCAGGAAAAGAACCACCTGGCACCGCATAAGGAGCCGGTGCTTTTAAAACAGATTTAAGAACCTTTTAAACGACAATCTTATGAACCTGAGAAAAGACAACAAGGAAAAGAAACCGATGCAGCTTATGCTGGACGAGATCTCCGGGATGACGGGCGTCTCGCAGGAGATGATCCTGTCCCGGATGATATCCAGGAACATATCCGATTCAAGGATGCTGTTCTGCTATATGGCGTATGAGGAAGGGTATCTGTTCCGTGAGATAGCCTCCTTCCTGAAGATATCCAGATGCAGGGCGACAACCGCGTATTATGATGTGAGACTGAGAAAGGAAAAGTTCCGCCCGATCATTGCAAGGCTGGCCGGATGCGGAACACCGGACTTTCCGCCAATGGGGAAGGAACATCAACCGGAAAAAAAACAAATGGACATCCTATGAGAACAACAGATAAAAACAAGCGGTATCCCATTCCGGGATTCCACTATGAGATAAGCATGAATGGTGAATTATGGAACACCAACACCGGAAGACTGATAAGACCCGGTTCGGACGGACGTTACTTACTAAGAAAACAGAAGCGTATGTATCGGTTTACTTATGGCAGGCTTCTGTATGCGGCTGAACATGGGATATGTCCTGATTCCATAAAAGGGATAGTCATTATGACGGAAGATAAAAAAACGGTTCTGACGACACGCGGGGATTATTGCAAGAAAGTCATAATACCTTTCAGACACGGTTCTTCCCAAAGAGATCTGGTCCAACGCTATCGCGAGGCTGTCTGTATAGCCGAAGTTATGATAGACTTTTATGAAGAAGGTAATATGGAGGAGATGGTGTCCGCTTTTACCATTTACGAATCAAAGGTCAAAGGCTATATGTATTCAGGAGGATTCACCAACAGCCAGGATGTTATAAAGGAAGCGTGGCAAAGTATCATCACCCGTGTAATATCAGGCGTAAGTGAAAAGAAACTGTTCACAATTGATCCTTATAATTATCTCCGCCGGTGTGTACGCAGCTATTTCAGTGAAAGGAAAAGGGAGCGTATGGCATTGGTCGGGACACCGGAAAGGAGAAAAGGGCAAATGACCTATGATGAGATTATGGAAGCATTATAATTCAAAACTGAATAGAAATGAGTGAATTATATATACCGCCTGAGCGATTTGAGAGAGACTTAATTACCGGACGATTTTTAAAAGGTTGTGTTTCTCGCAACAAGGGTCGTAAAATGGTTTATCATTCAAAACGTTCCAAGGCCAGAAGTATAAAAAATCTGTCTAAAGGACGTGGGGCTTGGCATAAGACTGGTGCAGGCATGAATAAAAAGAGCGTTGTTTTGATAAAGGATGAGAAATTATGTGGAGTATTCCCTTCGATACAAACGGCTGGTAAGATGATTGGCGTGGCTCCTTCTTTGATCAGTGCTATATGTCGGAAAGTGAGAGGCAAACATACGGCTAATGGATACAGATGTTTTTTCGAAGATAGCAATGATTGGTATAATTTAATTAAACAAGATTATGAATAATGACAGGCAGAAGATATTAACTGATTATATTTCCTACTTATACACAACAGGCAGAACTTATGATACTGTCGGGAAATATATCAAATATGTAACGGATTTTCTTGAACGTACTGAAGATGTCAATCGTCGTGGCTATCTGGTTTATAAGCGTGAAAATGCAGATGTCATGGTGCGTCATTCGCTAATGTGTTCAGCTATATGCGATCTATTATCCTATCTCAACATCGGATATGGAAAAAGGGGAAAGGCGGTGAAACCTTTGGAAAAACTTGATGTCATTTCGGATAAGAACAAGAAACAACTTAATGATTTCATTATATGGCTGACTGACAACAATGATTACTCTTCTCATACAGTTTATATATATTACACATCCATGAAAAAGTATTTCGAATACGCCAATGAGGTAAACATGGATAATTGCAGGAGGTTTATAAAAAGTCTTGAAGAAGAAAAATTATCTCCCGCTACCATCCGTTTGCGGATTACAGCAATAGAAAGATTTTCCAAATGGCTGAAGAAGCCTATAGAACTGAAGCGTCCCAAAATAAAGCGCAAGCTTGATGTGAACAATGTGCCGACCGAGGAGGAATATAACCGGCTGTTGGAATATCTCAAGGCAAAAAACAATAAGGATTACTATTTCTTTATTAAGGTTTTGGGAACAACGGGCGCCCGTCTGTCGGAATTCCAGCAGTTTACGTGGGAAGACATCATATCCGGGGAAGTGACATTAAAAGGAAAGGGTAACAAGTACAGACGTTTTTTCTTTCAAGAACAATTGCAGCAGGAAGCGAAGGTTTACGCTAAAGAACATGGTAAAACCGGGATTTTTGCGGTAGGGAGATTCGGCCCGATCACACAGCGTGGCTTTTCCCAGCACTTGAAAGCATGGGGAAAACATTGCGGCATTGATCCAAGGAAAATGCACGCGCACGCCTTCCGGCATTTCTTTGCTAAAATGTTCCTGAAAAAAAATAAAGATGTTATTCAACTGGCTGACCTTCTAGGTCACGGGAGTGTAGACACAACTAGAATTTATTTACAGAAAAGTTATGACGAACAAAAAAAAGATTTTAATCGAAACGTTACATGGTAGTGTAGCGCAGCTCAATGAACTGTCATCCATGACCGAAGGGATAGACATCTATGACGAGACCGGACATGTTGATACAAAATTTCTCATGGAAGCGCTATCCTGTGTCAATACCTTCGTGAATGCGAGCAATACGGTTGTTCAAAAAATATCCTCACTGTTAGCACCTGACGCCCCGGTTGGGGAAAAGAAGAAACAGGCTGACGAAGGCAAAAAATGGAATGTGGAAGAAATACTGAAACATTGTACTCTTGAGAACAATATCCTCAAACTTCCTCAAGTTCAATTCAATAAAAAATCTTATGCCGAAGCAAAAAAGTGGATAGAAGAAGCCGGCGGCTCATGGCAAGGTGGGAAGATACAGGGTTTCACATTCCCGTTTAATCCGGAACGTGTGTTTTCCATACTGAAAGAGGGTAAACGGTGCAACCTACAGCAGGATTACCAGTTTTTTGAAACTCCGGCCGATGTTGCTGACTGGCTGGTTATGCTTGCCGGAGGGATACATGAGGATGATACGGTACTGGAGCCGAGTGCCGGGCGTGGCGCGCTTATAAAAGCAATTCACCGGGCTTGTCCTTCTGTAATGGTTGAATGTTATGAGCTGATGCCGGAAAACAGAGAATTTCTTCATACCCTTAGCAACGTAATATTGCTTGATGAAGACTTTACCAAAGACAGTGTAGGTAGTTATACTAAGATAATTGCAAATCCTCCGTTTTCCGGTAATCAGGATATAGAGCATGTCAGGCTTATGTATGATCGATTGGAACAAGGTGGAACCCTTGCAGCAATAACCTGCCAACACTGGAGATTCGCTTCGGAAAAGATATGTATTGATTTCCGCAACTGGCTGAAAGAAGTACATGGAGAAGTGTTTGAAATCAGCGCAGGCGAGTTTAAAGAGAGTGGCACATCTATTAGTACAATGGCGGTAGTTATAAAAAAATAATTCAAAATGATGAAAAAAAGAATAAGAAATAAAATGATGAATAATCCCGGAAGGTATAAGCTACATCAGTATTTGAAATATGCTCACCAATGGGCGGATACAGTCAGCTATAAATGCCGGTTATATTTGATATTGAATAATGGGAAAATAGTAAAAACCGATTAATAACAAGATAGGAAGGAGCAAATTATGAATAAAAGAACAATCCAAATAGACGTAATTGGGAAAGTAGAAGGTACTCAATTTATGAAGTGCAAGCTATATACAAATGAAAACATTGTCATTATCATGATGAATGAATTTGATTATGAACGGTTGAAAAAGGAAGGAATCTTCATAAGAGATGGTAAAAGTCGAGATTCAGCCGGAGTGTTGAATACAACTAATACTTTCATCGAAGAAAATTAATACTCAAAACGGAACAGAAATGAATAAGATTATAGTCATAAAGAAAGAGAAACCTATCTATCAGTTAGATGGGCTTCCAGGAGTAAAAAGACGTAAGGTTGATGCGTATCTTATCAATGATACAAGTGATATTGAACCAACTCTTGAACTGGGATATGCGTGTACTGCTGCTGGAGATAATGGAGCCATAAATGTTTGGAAGGATGATGCAGGAATAATTCGCGGTGAATTAATGCGGTATTGTGTAACTGTTGAAAAGAAAACGTTCACTAGCTATGTAGAAGTGGAAAAATGTGTTAGCGATTGGCTTGAAAGAATTAACTAATAACTGAACAGCAATGAGTGAAACAATACAATTATCTCCTGGTCTTGTAGCTGCCTATAAGGAACTATTGACCAACCCAAAGAAAAATGGATTTTCTTTCCGTCCGATAACCGAATGTTTCAGAGAAATCGAAACGGTAACTCCAAAGCATGAATTATTTAATGTGTACATTGAATATCTGCAAAAGCCATTGCCCAAAGTAATATTCTACATTATCATGGATGAACTTTATGGTAACTTGACAGGACGGGCTATGGATGCGGAAGGTAAATCGGGGTATTTAGGGTACAAACTTGAATTTATAAAAGATAAATAATGAACAAGTCAAAAGAATATATTAAAAGTGAGAGTTTTGTGGTAGTCAATCCCGACTACCCGGTTATCGCAAAAGAAAATGCTCTTAAAGCTCTTGCAATGGCAGAGGAAGAAATGAAACGGAAAGCCATCGAAGTTCTTTCCTCTGTTTTGGATAACTGGGTGCATGGTGGTGACGCAGACTGTATCATTGCGGAGTTTGAGGAAAGATTAACTATAGGATAAAAACAGAACGGGCGCCTGCGGCATACAATAATATGCGGGGGCGCCCGTTGTCAATGAGAAGCTATCGTGTTTCTTTCCGCAGTCTTTCCCTGACCTGCCGCTCCGTGAATCCGAATGCCGCGGCGAACTGTTTGAATTTCTCCTTCTGCCCGGAGGGGAGAAGGGAGTACAGGCTTGAGAACGGCGTGCCGCCTTCCAGCGCTTTCCTGATTTCTTTCTTTTTCATATAAGTTCCTTTATCTGTTTCTTACAACATTCACAATCACACAGCAGCAACCTGGCCTTGTCGAACATCTTCTGTCCTATATTGCCGGACAGGTAGCATATCTCCTCGCCCCACGGGTCGATCCCCAGTGCCTTTGCCATGTGCGCTTCCAGGTGCTTCCTCTCATGGTCATAGGAGTTCTGGAACTCGGCGGGTGACGATGTGATCCCTATCACCATGACCGTCTGCCTTGTGCCGTAGTTGGAATAGGTGAGTCCGGTGTCCGGTTTGCCGGAGGACAGGTTCCTGTACGCCGTTTCCAGATCATCCCCGCGGCAGCCTATGTCATAGAGCCTGCCAATGATCTCGTCGGTGTAGTAACAGTCCACGGCATAGTAGACCGCCACCTTCCAGCCGTATTCCTCTATGTCAAACCGCTGGCGGATCATAACATCTCGTCCCATTCCACCGGTTCCCCGGCCCTTGTCATTTTCGCATACCACATGCACATGACCATGCCTTCCGGAGCGTCATAGTCATCTATGATATCCTTGACGTAAAGCGCCAGATGGGGCTCGTCGGCGATGGAGGACTTGAAACAGTCCGCCTTTGCCTGGTTGGCCACGTATACATAGTCATATAATGTGTTGTTCTCCACCCTGACCCCGTTCTTGGCCAGAAGTTCGTCCACCTTGTCCTTGGTCATGGGTTCAACCTTCTCGCTTTTTCCGGTTGCCGGGTTCATCCTGCGCATGAGCGACACGGCGAAGTCGCACAGCTTTTTGTTGAAGTGCCAGCCGTTATGCCGGAGGTACGCCGTCAGCTCCTTTGGCCGGTCATCGTATATGTCCAGAGGTTCCTTTGTCCTGTTCATAGTCTTCTTGTTAGCCGGGACGGGGGAATCCTCCGTCCCGGCGGGTTAAACTAACGGTATCTTGAATAGCGTCCTGTTCCGGGCACTCCGCGGCGCTGGCCCATCGAGCCGCCGCCATAACGGTTCCCGTATCCTCCGCCGTATCCGCCACGGTTTCCATAACCGCCACGTTGTCCCATGTCGTCATACTCGTCATAGTCATCGTAGCCGTCGTCGCGCTGTCCCATGCCGCTCCCTTCCGAGAGTTCCTCAATGCACTGCATGAGCTTGCCGCCATACTTGAGCATTTTTTCGGCATAATCGGACATTCTCTCGACCTTGCTGTCTTCTATCTCGATCATCATCATACTTGTTGTTTTTTAGAATTGTTCGTACTGGGCCTTTCCGCCGGTTTAAGCAGTTCGGCCATCATGGCCTTCAGCTCGGATATCTCCTCCCTGAGAGCCTTGTTTTCCGCCTCCTGTCTCTGCCTTTCGGCAAACTCGGGATTCAGTATCTCCATCATCTTGCCGCAGGCGTCCACTATGGCACGGTGGTGGTCTATGCTTCTGAGTATCTCCGCGGACCTGTTCCTCATGGCCGCCACCTCGGAGTTCATCGACTCCCTTGACCCGGATATGACCATGTTCCCGCCTCCGGGGAAATTCGCGTCGGCGATGTCCGCCCCCGCGGGTATCTTCTGGAACGTGACGGTCTGTTCGCCGACCTTGACGGTGATGTCCACCACCATCTTCATCGGCTGGCCGAACATCACCGGCTGTGTCCCGTCCGGGACCGGATTGGATACTCCCGCAATGGCGCCGACCTCCACATAAGGCGTCCCGTCCTTATGGAGTATGTAAAACTGGCTGTTGACTCTTAAATTCTGGAAAGGCATAATTGTTTCTCTTTAAATGGAGGGATTCCTCCCTCCTTGTTCTTAAACTACTCCGGTCATTATCTGCAGGGTGTTTGTCGTCCTGTCGAACCAGAACTCGAACACTCCCGTACCGGGGATGTCGGCCGCCGTCAGCGCTTCCCCGTTGTACTTGGTCACGGCCTGTGTCACCCCGTTTGTCTCGAACAGGACCGGCAGCGTCCCGGTTGTCCCTGTGGGGACGGCCTGCGCCAGGTCAATGTAGATGGTCCCCCTGTACCATGCGTTCACAAAGGCATGGTTGGGAAAGGAGAACACCACATTGTCGGTATTGACCGTTACTCCCGAGGTTGATATGGCCGCAGAACCCCTGCGGTTTACAAATTGGAAAGGATATACTGCCATAATAGCCTCCTTCCTCAATTAACCCCAAAAGCCATTACCGGCGGCGTAAGGATTGAAGCCGTATCCAAGACCATATTGGGCCGCCACACAGGTGGGGATTCCCACAACCGGGCTGTACGGCACCTTGGCCACTTCGGGCTGGTTGCACTCAATCTTCGCCAGACGGGCGCTCAGATCACCCAGCGCGGCGTTGACAGGCGCGATGGTCTGTGCGGACACCTGTGCGAAATACGCGTTCTGGTGCTCCTGCGATAGCTGGTTGACGAGCGTGCTGTTCTTTTCGCGCAACGAGTCGATCTTGTCAAGCAGCGCCTGGTTCTGCATGGCGTCCAGCTTGCTGATGATGGCGTTGGTGTTGGTCGTACCGGCGTCACGCAATGCGAGCGTGTTCTGGTTGGCCGTGTTCACCAGTGCGTTTGTCTGGTTGCATACGGACAGCTGGTTCTCGTAGCCCATTTTGGTGATGTTCTCGTTTGTCTGGCAGCAGCACTGGCAGATCTGCGACTGGATGGCATTATTGCCCTGCATGATCGCGGTGACGATCTGGTTGGTGTTCATGCCCATCTGGTTGCCGATGTTGCATATCTGCATGCCAAGACCGTTTATGGCGGCCTGTACGGCATCGGAAGAGGTGTTCAATGCGGTGGCCAGGCTCTGGATGTCGTATCCGTTGCGTTGTACGGCCTGCATGATCACGGCGGTGTTCGCGTCGTTCTGCACGAAGGGGACCACGCCGCCCTGTCCGTTGCCCATCATTCCGCCACGGGCGCCGCCGAAACCTCCCATGCCTCCCCATCCCATCAGGATGAACAGAAGCAGGATGGCGAACAGGTCGTCACCCCAGCCGTTGCCGTTACGGTTGTTGCCGTTTCCCATCAGCGCCAGGATGTTCGGATCCACACCGCGCTGTTGCATAAGCGCCGGAAGCATGGCCAGAATGCCGTTGGTGCCGCCTCCGGAGTTCCCGTTCTCGGGGAACACAAAAGTTCTTGATTCACTCATAGTTGTATTTGTATTTTGTAGTTCCGGTCACTAATCCGACCGTGGTGCAAACATACTCAACTACACGCGCTCCGTCGAGCGTCCTGTTCTGATGTGTTTCCTTATTTGTTCCAGATATATTCCGATCATCGGCGAGGTGATGTTCCGCGCCAGCAGGCGCCGTACTCCCCGCGCCGTGCGGTTGGTCATCCCCGCTATCTGGTCGGGATACAGGCCGGCTTCCGAGAGCAGCCTGACAAGCACATATCTGGCGTCCGTGGACTCCATGTCCCTGAAGTCACCCAGTATACGTTCCCTCGGCACTTCCGTTTCACGCTCGGTCAGGACGAGCAGGTTGAAGAAAATTTCGCTCTTGCACATGATTATTCAATTTTTATTATTACTTTTGTGCACCCCATCAAAGAAAAAGCACACGCATTTCAAGTCTAAGGATTTTAGCCCTCAGCGTTTGGAGTGCGTGTGCTTCTATGTTTTCTTGATGGGGATCGGAAAACGAGCGTTGAGGGCTTTTTTATTATTAACCCTCCCTTTGTTGCATATTTATTTCATAATCACTACCTTTGTCATACAGGTAAAAGTTTTTTCAAATTGTTCAAATGTTTCAGGGTATGAGGAAATCCAGGATAAACACTCCGGGAAGAAGTTATGTGTTCCGTGTTACGGATGTCGTGCGCATTTATGACGAGCACAGCCGCAGCGGCCTTTCGAACCGTGAGATATTCCGCCGTTACATCTGGCCCAAATACCGGATATGCGAACGTACCTTCTACAATATGATCAAGGCCAGCGCGGACGACCGTGTCATCGCCCGGCAGCGCGAGATGCAGATGACACTTTTCTAAAGCCTCTCAACCGCCCTGAACGTGTATTCCTCCACATCCTCCACCACCTCCGCATGATTATGGTTTGTGTCGCTGGCTGTACGCCGGAACATGTCAAAGCAGACCTTCCCGTTGTCCCCCTTGAAATCATGCAGGCAGGCGCTGATCTCCTCCAGCAGGCTGAAACGTTCCAGGGACTGCTGCTGGTATCGGCTTCCCTTCCTTGACGAGCCTTTCCAGGGGGTCACGACATGCAGCCTGACTGTAACCGCCGCCTGTTGTACGGCACCCGAGAGCGTCGTCCATTTATACGGCATGAACTCAAGGAACACGGCGGGCATGTCGAAAGGCTCCTCCTCCTCGATGAAGTCGACCTGCTCGTTCCACAGGTCATAGGTCCTGACTGCCGGCACCCCTTGCCTGTCCGGCAGCTGTTCCAGGCGTTCCTGGAGCTGCAAATAGAAAAAACTTCTCATACTTTAATCGTTATCGTTGAACACTTTCTTCAAATTCTCCATGGCTATCTCATCCAGCAGTTTCTCCAGATCCGGATGGCGTCCGATGAACTGACGCCTGGGAATCATGATCCTGCTTCCTGTCTTCTTCAGCGCCATGGCCTTGTAGAACTCCGCATCCCGGGATATCTGCCGGTTTTTCCTGCTGTTCCGTGCCTTCCCGGCCTTTGTCCGGGCTATACCTCCCACGGCCTGCCTGTACTTTATCCAGAAATATCCTTTCATCCTGCGGGTGACGGTGATGCTTCCCCCCTCGTTATGTATCTTCGCATACGGCACGGACGAGGTGATCTCCACCCCCTTGCCTCCTTCCATTATCTGGGAGCGTATGCTGCGTCTGAGGGTCCCGGACTGTACGAGCAGGCCTCTGGTTTCGTCCGTGTCACCCTTTCGCCTTTTCCATTTCTCGTTGAAGAAGGCCTCGCGCTTGAAATTCATGTCGAACTCCTCCTTCGCTTCCACCCTGATGTCATTCAGCGTAAGGCGGATGAACCGGTTTATCCGTCCCCGCAGCTCCCTCATGGTCTTTTTGGAACCGCTGTCAGCCATTGCCGCCTCCTTTCCCGGCCTGTTTCCGGATGATCCGGCAGGCCCTGCACAGTTCATTCCCGTCCCCTTTGCCGTCACAGTCCGCACAGTCCTTGCGGGTGTACGGGTTATATGCCGGGAATGTGGTCATCCGTTTCCCCGGATTGAATCGCATCATCTCCTGGTACTTTCCCGATGTGGCCTGCGATCCGAGGTTCATGGCCTCCCTCTCATCGCTTTCCGGATACTTCCCTTTGCGGACCTGTTCTGTCGTGCAGCGGCATCCGAACCCGTTGGGCGGGAGATACCAGTCCCAGAACCTGCTGGAAAGGGGAAGGGTGATCCCGTCCAGTGGACGGTGGCCCTTGCGGACCCTCTCGTCTCCGGCGGTACGGTACTGCAGGTTGTAATCCTCCCCGTCCTTCTCGAAATCCTTCCATTTCGCGGCCATCAGCGCCGATGACCTGGCGAAGTTCCACTCTGTTTTCAGATAGGCCCCGTTATAGGTGTCGTTGATTGTCTGAACGTCGTTTAAAAACCGTTCAAACGGTTTTAATCCTCCGTCTTCATCGAGCAGGGAGGGAAACGCCTCGTTCAGCTCGTGGAAGGTCTTTATTCCGCTGAAGACATAATCGGACTCCTTCAGCCTTTGCACGCTCACCCCGTCCAGCGGCACTTCCCTGACGGAAAGGTCCACGGCATTGTCAAGCAGCGCGGCGGTCTTCTTGATGAATTCCCTGACTTCCTCGTCCTCCAGCATCTCCGGGCTGAACCCCTTCTGTCTGTATAGCCATGCCATAAGCAGCAGGAAGGCCTCCTCCACCTGCGAGGTGTCGGCCTGCCGTGTGTCGTTGTCGTCTTTTTCCAGGGCCAGCGTGCTGTTTCCGTACAGCAGCGCGGCCCTCTCATGCAGCCCCGCATAGTCGGCGGGGCCTAGTCGAAAAAAGGTTTTACCAGCTGCTCCTTCCTGTCCTTTCTTGTCATTACGGGAATCTGGTACTTGTCTACGATATATTTGGGGTCCACCTCGTAGTGGTTCATCACCATGGATTCGTATGCCACCTGCTGCTCGGGCGTGTAGGTCACGCTGTCATCCCAGTCAAAACGGTATCCCTTGACCGGGAACCCGTGTTTTACCATGCGGGGGATCAGCTGCCAGTTCACCAGGTCCCTTATCATGTCGGCATCCTTGTTGATCAGGTTGTCCAGCATGTTCTCGTGGACCTTGGACTGTGAGAGCGACGCCCCGTTGTCTACGGTCATGGTCTGTGTGAGCACCGCCTTGCTTATCTCGCTGTTGCAGCGTTCTATGCGCCTGTCGTACACATTGTACGCGTCCCCCCGTGTGGATTCCTTGATGTCGATGGTCGTCCCTTCCGGGAACAGCCCGTATGATGCGGCCCCCATGTTCCTGAGCAGTCTTTCCAGCTTGTCGAATTCCTTGGGGTCACGGCTGGTGGTCGTTCCGATACGCAAGGGGATGCCGAATATCTCCCCGAACATGTCCCAGAAGCTGGCCATGTTCTTTTTCGGGATGGTATGCAGGGCGCATTTGAGGTACAGTCCCAGGTCATGCGTGCCTCCGGCTTCCGTCACCCACCATGACACGGGACCGCTGCGGTAGTCGTACCCCGACTGCCATGTGTCGTTCTCGCTGGTGATGATCACCCCGTATTCAGGCACGACATGGGTGCGCGGTATCAGGCTGACGCTGCTGAACACCGGCTTGTCCTCCACGGTGATGACGGGTCCCAGCTCGATGAGGGAGTTCCCGTAATATATGCTCTCAAGGCTGAGCCGCATCCACTGCTTGAACCACGGTGTCTCGAACAGCTCCCTGAGATCCTCGTTCTCGGCGCCTGACCTGTCGACGATCCTGAATCCCTTGTTCATGACGAACCCGGTACGCTGTTCCACGCATCCGGCAAGGTGCCCGTCCACATCCACGTCCGTATAGATGTTGTACAGCCGGTTCCGCCTGGGCTGCTCCACATTGATGGCCTGCTGCCATGCGTGCCGCCATGACCTCAGGTCATTGCGTGTGAGGTTCTCCGTCTGCAGCTGGAGGCTGACCGTGATGTCGCGGACCTTTTTCCTGTCCGCACGGCGCGCAAGGTCCATATTGCCGATGCGCACCCCCTTGTCTCTTCCTTTTCCCATAATTACCAGATATAGTTGTTCCTGATCCCCTCACCTGTGCGGATCGGGTTGTAATAGTCTTCCTGTCCGTCGGGCCCGGTGACGGTAGGGAGGTCAAGCATCACTTCGGACGCCTGCACCGCCTCCAGCCATTCCACCTGTTTGTCATACTGCGTGCTGTACTTCTCAAGGCTCATGCGGGCAGGCAGGCCCAGCGCCATCCTGTACAGCGCGATATCCGTCAGGCACCCCACCAGCGCCATGTTCCTTTCGTCCCCCTTTCTGGAGAATGCGGCATCCACGTCGTACCGTCCTCTCAAGTACCCGGCGGCAAAATCCATGGCGAACCTTTCGGCAAGCAGGCGGTTCTCCTCCTTGCTCTGCTGCACGATCTTCAGGGCTTCCTCCCCGATATTGATATAGTCCTGTTTCGTTATATACATAATGGTAAGTTTTGTTTGGTTGTCACCATCCTTCCTTGGGCGCCTGCCTCATTCCGATACGGGGCGGCATGGTATCCTGGCGCACCTGTTTCTGCAATTTGTATATCGCCCCCTCGTCCGCGTCCGGGGAGTCGTCATGCGCCCGGCTTCCCTGCTCGAAGGAGAGCGTCTGGTCAATGGATGTCCGCATGTCGGCGTCGTCCTTCAGCCTGATGTTGTACCAGACGAGCCCTCTTTCCCACAAGGGGGATATGGCCTCGATCCGTGCGAACTTGTCGGGTTTCTTGCGCGTGTCCGGCATGACGGGAAGCTGGTATCCCCTTATGTCCCCCTCCCTCTGGAACTCGTCAAGTATGGTGTCCTGCATGAAGTTCGCCTCCATATAGAAGGTGGCGGCGCAGTCCTCCGGCAGGGATTCGTACAGGTCATAGAGCCAGCGTACCATCTCGCCTACGCCGCACTGCCGGCAGAACGCGCGTATGCAGTGCAGTTCCCTGTGCGATGCCGTTTTCAGCCCCCTTTTGGGCCGCCCCCACATCTTGCACGCCTTGTAGTCGTTCTTTCCGCCGCTCTTCCACGAAGGGTCGACGTATACCACGATGCTTTCGTAGTATTTCAGCCTGAGCATCGGCTTGTACCTTATCCATCTTTCCTGGAATACCGCCCCTTCGGTGACGGGGTTGTTCATGTATTCCTTCTGGAAGGAGCGGTATCCCATGAACTCCTCCAGTCCGTGGAGGTATTCCGCCGTGTATCTCTCGGGCCATGACGGGTTCCCGTCCCTGTCGAAAGCGTTGACGGAGTTGGTGTGCACGGTCCTGCTGTCAATGATCTTCTGCAGCACGCTGTTCTTTCCGATCAGGTTGCCCACCATGACAAACCGTCCTCCCTTTCCCCCGAAACATCCGAAGAGCGCCTCCTTGATCCACTTGGTCATCTCGCGTACCCGGGCCTCGCTGCGGCACATCTCGTCATCGTCAAGGTCATCCACCACTATGTAGTCGGGACGCATCTCCCGGAAACGCAGTCCTCGCGGCGACTGTCCCCGTCCCCGGCTGAAGAAGGCGCACCGGTCCTTCGTCACGAACTCCCCTTCCTGCCAGCATCCGGCATTGTACTGTTCGCCGAAATCCTCGATGATGTACCGGTTGGACTGCAGCTCCATCTGCAGGTCCCCCAGAAGGGCGTCCGCATTGTCCTCGCTTTTCCCGACCAGCACCATCACATGCAGCTTGCCGTTGAATTTCAGCCACAAGGGTATCCCAATGTCAAGGTGTACGGACTTGGCATGGCCGCGCGGCCATTTGAACACGGCGCGGCAGTTGTCGTTATTGTACATATACCGGGCCGCATCGTTCTGGAACCCGGCATTGGGACATTCGCAGTAGTGCCTAAGGTAACGCCGGCAGAAATAGTCGTAATCCCTGAGCGCCCGCGCGATGTTGCGTTTCCTCTCCTGGGGGGATTCCATACGTTCCTCCGATGTGATCCTGGCCAGCCGTTCGCTCTGCTGCAGCCAGCGTTTGTACGCGTCCTTCCTTTCCTGTTCCGTCATGGCTTCTTTGTGAAAAAGGGGGTTAGAAAATCATCATGCAGGCCGTGGAGCATCGCCACGACCTTGTCGGGAAGCTCCGGATAATCCTTCCGGTGTTCCATCAGCCAGTCCTCGAACCGGATGAAGGCCTCCACATAATGCACCACATTGGTGCTCCTGTCCATCTTCTCGATGGTGGCGGCCAGCTTGACCAGGTCGTCGGCTATCTTCTTTTTCTTCAGATACTCGTCAGGGTCCTCGATGGCGTCGTTGATGATGGAGAGGATCTTCTGCGTGACCTCCTCGCGTGTCATTCCGTAACAGGCTTTCAGCTCCCTCCATCCTTCCTGGCTGATCCACCTGCTGAGCGTCTGGCGGGCGATCCCCGTCATCTCGATGATCCTTTCCTGCGGGATTCCCTTGAGGTACAAAGCCTTGGCGGTATCTTTCGACTTATGTCCGGTTCTTGCCATAATGAATTGTTTTTTCTGCAAAGATGCACCGCGGAACGTCCCGAAGGCAAGAAAATGCGCGGGCGTTGCACACAATGCTGAAAGTGTTGCACACTTTTTTTGAACACCTTCCCTCCAGATGTAAGTTTGCGGCAAAATCAGACGGAAATGGGCAAAAGAATAAGAATAAGCAACGAAACGCTGAACTGTTACGGAACATGGGTGAGGACGGACGGGGTGGACCTGTCCCAGTACGAGCGGAACCCTGTATTGCTGTGGATGCACGAGAGAGGGTGCGTCATCGGAATGGTGAAGGATATCAGAAGGGAGAACGGCGAGATTACCGGAGAGCCCTGGTTTGACGATGTCCGGGAGGAGAGCAGGATGGCCAGACAGCAATGGGAGAAAGGCACGCTGCGCATGGGATCGCCCAATTTCGACATACTCGAACTCTCCGAAGATCCGGCGCTCCTGAAACCCGGGCAGACCTGCCCCACGGTGACCAGGTCCAAACTGGTGGAATACAGCATGGTGGATATCGGGGGGAATGATGACAATATCAGCCTGATTTATGAAGGGAAACCGTTGAAACTCAGCAAGGGGGACGGCTCGCACAGTCTTCCCCTCCTGAAAAAAAACAATAACCAAAAAACTACACCTGAAATGAACAATGAAGAAATGAAAACAGTCGCCCTGATGCTGGGCCTCACGGATGCCGCGACACTGACAGACGTGCAGAAAAAGATCAATCTCCTGCTGGAGTACCAAAGAGCGAACGGAGTGCTGCAGGCCGAGAAGGAGAAGCTGGAGAAAGAGCTTGACGGACTCAAGCTCTCGGGTATAACCGCCCTTGTGGATTCCGCCATCGGGGAGGGAAAGATCAGCGCCGACAGGAAGGATCATTTCATCTCCCTGGGGAAATCGGTCGGTGCGGAGTCCCTCAAGCTGACCTTCGAGGCGATGAACCCCGCCCTGCGCCCTTCCGCCATACTGGCCGGAAAATCCGGAGGGCCCGCACATGCGGGAGGCTACGAGAAATGGACGGATGTGCCGGAGGAGGAGCTCAAGCTGATGCGCTCCGATGACCCGCAGCAGTACAGACGCCTGTACAAGAAACAGTTCGGAGTGGACTGTCCTGAATTTAATTAACTAAAAATTAAAAGCGAATCATGAAAAAGAAATTTATTCTGAAATTTTTGACCGGAACGGCCTTCAATGTCATAATGGGGGTCATCCTTGCGTCAATGGTGGGGATCAGCCCCGCATACGGTGCGGCCTCGGGAATTGTTGTGCCGATGCTCCTTAAGGGATTCATGCCGGCCGGTGCCGCCATGGAGGGTGTGTACACCGAAGTATGGACGGGGGAGCTGGTCAGACAGCTCGGCGCGGGACTGACGGCGTCGTTCCTTGACGGGATACCGGACTATTCCGCAAGAGTGAACAACGAGATCATCCACCTGGTGGATGTGGGCGCCGATCCGGACGTGCTGGTGAACAACACCACCTATCCCATACCCATACAGAATCTGGAGGAGAATGACATCCCCATCGGGCTGGACAAATTCCAGACAAAGGCCACCCGTGTGACGGATGACCAGCTTTATGCAATTTCCTATGACAAGTTCTCGCTTGATGTCGAGCGTCACAGGAACGCCATCGACCGTATCCGTTACAAGAAGGCGGCGCACGCCCTGGCTCCATACAGCCATACAGGCAAGACTCCGGTGATCCCCACCAGCGGGGAGGCGGATGCCACAGGACGGAAAAAACTGACCTTGAAAGACATCATCGCCTTGAAACGCGCCCTGGACAATGCCGAGGTGCCGGAGGACGGGCGCCGTCTTGTGCTGTGTCCGGACCATGTGAACGACCTGCTCGAACAGGACCAGTCGTTCAAGGACAAGTTTTACAATTATACCAGCGGCAAACTCCTGAACATGTACGGTTTCCAGATATACACGTTCATCAACTGTCCGTATTACACCAAGGAGGGGGTCAAGGTTCCGTACAACCAGGCTCCGGGTGAAACCGACCTGAAAGGATCCTTCGTGTTCTATGTACCCCGCATGTTCCGTGCGCAGGGCTCGACCAAGATGTATTATTCGGCTGCGGCCACCAGCCCGCAGACCCAGGAAAGCCTGGTCAACTTCCGCCATTACTACATCGTTCTTCCCAAGAAACAGGAGGCGATCGGAGCCATCTATTCGTGGGACGGTACCACTGTCCAGAAAAAGGACCAGGAAGTTCCGGCCGAGAAACGGTGGGCCCAGGTGAGACGGGAAGCGGTGGCGGCAGCGAAAGCCGCGTCTGAAGAAACGGATTCGGAAACCGATGAAATCGAGCCATGACCATGACACCAAGAGGACTACGAAACAATAATCCCGGAAACCTCCGCCTGTCAGGTGACAGGTGGAAGGGTCTCCGCCCGGTGCAGACGGACAAGGAGTTCTTCCAGTTCACCGACATGAGATACGGCTACCGTGCCATGCTCATCACCTTGAGGAACTACCGGAAGAAACACGGTTTGAGGACCCTCTCCCTTATGATCGGGCGTTACGCCCCGTCCACGGAGAACGACACCCGCGCATACCTTTCAAGTGTATGCGGCGAGCTGCAGGTTCCAACCACCTACGAGCCTGACGTGGATGACAAGGGGACGATGTGCCGTCTGGCCGCCGCGATGAGCCGGGTGGAAAACGGCGTGCCCGCCGTCATGGCGGACATAGAGGCCGGCTGGGAGATGATCTGAAAAATGACATGCGTATGGACTGGGGCACTGTATTCGAACTTCTCCAGCAGTGGCTCGCCCCCACGGGGTGCATAGCCATGGCAATAGGCTGGTGGCGTGACCGCAGGCTCGTCAAGGTCCGTGCGGTCAAGGAGAACGAGGGCACATACAAGCAGTTGTATGACGACCTCTCCGAGACGACTTTACATTTAAGCGACCAAATACGAAAAGTCAATGAGAAAATTATCGTTCTGGAACAGGCGCTGCGTAAATGTTACCAGTGCAAGTATGCTGAGCGCTGTCCTGCTGTTGTCTGGATGCGCAGCAAACAGGGAGAGCCGAACAGCCGTCCGCTCGGGCTCTCTTCAGAGGAGCGTAACCGGGGAAATAATCTTCGGCAAGGCCCCGACGACTCTGACGAGCCTGGCACTGAAACCCGGGCTCCTCCGGACGATAGGCGGCCTTCCGGCCGGCATGGGCGTGACGGAGCAGCATGAGGGGCTGGAGGTGAGGGTGGAGTCGGACGGGGAAGGCGGCGTGAACGTCACGGCCGTCTCGCATGACCGGCCGGAGATCACCGTAAGGGAGACCTCGGATATGAGGTTGGAGTCAGAGGAGGCTACGGCCGAGGAAAAACAGCCGGTTCCCTCTTTTTGGGAGCGGACAAGGACGAAGGTGTTGTGCTGTTTTGTCCTCCTGCTTCTCTTCTGGGGGCTCCGGCGGTTTAAAGACAAATCAAAGAACAATTAAAACATGAATCATTATGCCAGAAACGAATACCGGCGCCATCTATGGCGTGAAAGCTCTTAAACATAACGGGAAGGCTCTCGGGCTGATATCCGAGGACGGGCTGCAGCCCGGAGGCGACTCGCCTTCCAAGACCCGCATCTGGGCGGCGCAGAAACGCAACGCGCCGTTCGCCGTGCTCAAGTCCACACCGGGAACCAAGACATGGACGTTCACGCTCATCGAACTGTCCGCGGACAACATGATACAGGTGATGGGCGGAACGAAGGAAAGTACCGGAATCTACGTGCCCCCTACGGAGGACAAGGACGTGCAGGGCGTGTTTGACATCGAAACCGTGACCGGCCACACGATCCGGATCTACAACGGGGTGCTCACCTGCAATTTTGCCAACGGCATCAACTTCAGCAACGTGCTGGGCATCGAGTGCGAGCTGGAGATGCAGGAGGCCGGGGAGAATCCTCCCTACAAGATCTTCGCCCCGGGTGACGTCGTACCGGAATATCCCGAGTCATGACGGAGGACAGGGACACACGGTGCCAGGCGGCGGACATGCTGCTTGACATCGGCATCCGCATTCCGGTGATGCCGCTCAGGCCCTTTAAAAAACGCCCCGGGAAATCCTTCCTTGTCATGCGCCGTCCGCCCGCCGGGGCGGTCATCCGCATAGCAAGGCGGTACCTGGAGCTCGGCGTCACCCCGGAGGATGTCAAGGCGATGGACTATGAGGAAAGGATGCGGTTCGTGGCGGAGAAGGGAAAGGCGGTCAGCCGGATGGTCGCGCTGGCCGTATGCACCGGATGGCTCTCGGGGATGCTGTTCTCCGGCCCTGTGGCATGGTACCTCAGATGGAGGGTGCATCCGGCGATGCTCTCCGCCGCCCTCATCGAGCTGCTCAGGGGCATGGACATACAGCCTTTTTGCAATACTATTCCGTTGGCGTCCAGGACAGCGGGGCTGCTGGAGCCGATAGGAAGCCGGGAAAGGAAAACGGGTTAACGGGCCGGCAGGAAGGCCCCCATAGCGTTTTCGGAATCATCGCGCAGGCGATGGAACGGTTCGGCAGGTCGAAACGGCACATCCTGTGGAAGATCAGCTACGCCGAGCTGATGCTGATGAACACGGATGTCAGCCGGTACGTGACCAAGGAGGAGCTCCTGGAAAGGGAGCGCAAACGTAGGCCGGACAAATTCACCACTGAATATTTTCAAACAAAACTCGGAGGATAGGAATGGAACCTGTAAGACTGGAGATACTGCTTGACGACAAGACACTGAAGGGATTGCGCTCGGTGGAGGGCAACCTGGGCAATATGAGCCAATTTGCCAAACTTGTCATCGCACAACTGGAGCAGGAGCTTGCGACCCTGCAGGAACGGTTCAGACAGGCCATGGCCGCAGGAACGAATACCGACGCCCAGATGGCGGACATCCAGGCGCTGCAGGGAGTTGTCAGACAGCTGAAGACGGAGCTGCAGGGGCTGGAGGAGCAGAAGAAAAAGACAGGCTCCACCCCTCTTGTGAAAGATGATCCCGCCCCGAAACTCAATAATGTGAGGATGAGCATGCAGCAGATCGCCCGGGAGCTCCCCTCGCTGGCAATGGGTCCCCAGATGTTCTTCCTTGCCATTTCCAACAACATCCCCATGTTCACCGAAGCCCTGGCGTCGGCCCGCAAGGAGTATGAGGCGCTGACCAAAGCCGAAAAGAAAGCCACCCCGGTGTGGAAGCAGGTGCTCTCCTCACTGTTCTCGTGGCAGACGGCGATGGCTGCCCTGATCACCCTGTCCGTCGTATACGGGAAGGAGATCGGCGGATGGGTGAAGAGCCTGTTCGGCGTGAAGGATGCCGCCCTGTCCGCGGCGAAAGCCCAGGAAAAGGTGAATGAATCCTTCAGGAACAGCAGCAGCGATGTGGCGGAACAGGTCACTCTCGTCAGGTCCTTGTCCGAAAGATGGAAGGAACTGGGAGACAACATGGCGGATAAGAAACAGTTCATCACCGAAAACAAGAAGGAGTTCGGGAAACTCGGTGTTGAGGTGGGCAACGTGAATGACGCCGAGAACCTGCTGGTGGACAATACGGACGTGTTCATCGGGGCGATGATTCTCAGGGCCGAAGCTGCCGCAGCGTTCAAACTGGCCACGGAGCAGACGGAGAAGGCCTTGAAAAAACAGAACGAGATAGAGGAAAGGCGGAAGAAGGGTCCGACTTTCTGGGACAAGTTCAGGGCCAATTTCTTCTCTTCCGCGTCCGGATCAGCTACTTATACCCGACAGGTGGACGCTCCCACGGCCGAACAGCTCAGAGAAAATGATATCTCCGCCCTGGAAGAGGAACAGAAGGCGGCGGAGGATACGGCCAAATCCTATATGGACTTGTTCCTTGCGCGGACAAAGGAATGGAAGGAGAGGCTTAAATCGGCAGGCATAAAGGAAGATGACGGCAGGGAAACCAAGGATACGGGCAAATCGGCCCGGGATTATCAGGACGAGCTTGCCGACGCCCGTATCAGGGCACAGCAGAAACTTGAGGCGGCACGCATATCGGTCATGCGGGAAGGTGTAAGGAAACGCCAGGCCCTTGCAAGGCAGGAGCTTGACGAGTCGCTCGCGCAGATCGACAAGGAGGAGCGTGACACCCTCAAGAAAATGGACGAGGCCGAGAAGAAACGGGGTGTGAGGTCCACGCCCGAGGAAAGGCAGGCCGTGAAAGACAACGCCTCGCAGCAGCGTCTTGTCGCCTACCAGCAATATGCGAAGGAATTCTATACCGCCGACAAGGAATGGCAGGAGAAGGACCTGCAGTCCTGGATTGACTATAACAAGGAATACGGCACATACCAGCAGAAACGTCTGGCCATCATGCGGGAATATACCCTTAAATCCTCGAAAGAGAGTCTGAACGGGAATGACAAAAGGATGCTGGCCCGACAACGTGACGAGGCGCTGTCCGAACTTGATTTCAACGAACTGAAGGACACCATCAACTGGGATGTCGTCTTCGGCAATCTGGACAAGGTGGCGAAAAAGGAGCTGCAGAAGGTGAAGCGGCAGATAGTCAGCTTCCGCAACAGCCCGGAATTCAAAAAAAGCGCCACTCCGGAACAGATGCAGGTCATCGAGGAAGCCATCGGGAAGATCGACAGCGAGGTCATCGAGAAAGGAGGTCTGTTCGGCAATCTGACCGAATCCATACGGGAATACTCCGAAGCGGTTGATGAACTGACAGCCGCGCAACGGGATTATGACGAGGCCGTGCGGCAATACGGGGCGGACAGCGCGGAAGCGGAGGCCGCTCGAAAGAAAAGGAACAAGGCGGAAGCCGGGGAGCGCAATGCCGGGAACAACCTGGAAGCCTCGAAGGATAAGGCGGTGAGAAACATCACCGCCGTGGCCGATGCGATGAACACGCTGGGCGAGGCGGACATGAGCCTGTCATCCTTCGGAAGCGCGGTCGGGTCTCTGGTGGACACGTTGTCCGCATCCGGAAGCAAGATCGGCGGCATCATCGCGGCCATACTGGCTATCCTTGACCAGATCGGGCAGAAAGGGCTGGAGGGTTTTGTCGGCAACATTCTCGAATCCGTCATGCACGCCGCAGGAGGATTGTGGGACAGCATCGGACGTCTGTTCGGTGTCAAGGGGCTTGGAGGCATCTTCAAGGGAGCCGACTATTCCGGCTATAACGAGATGGTGGACCAGTACAACCGTCTGAACGAGATATGGGATGAACTGATCGACAAGAAAAAGGAATATATAGAGACCAGCTACGGCGCCGAGGCGCAGAAGGTCGGAGAGGAAGCTCTGGCCCTACAGCGGACCGCCATAGACTCTTACCGGATACTGGGCAAGGAACGTCTGAATTCGGGAGCCAGCACGGGATCGCACTCTATCGGGGTGCGGCAGCGCAAATGGATGTCCTCTCAGGACTGGGCGGCAGCCGGCGCGGCCCTGGGAGAAGACTTCTACAGGTACGGGATCGGGGAAGGACGTATGACCGGGCTGTTCGATCTCTCCGTGGAGCAGCTGGAGAAACTGAAGTCGGAAGCTCCCACATTCTGGGCCAAGCTGGATGATGATGTCAGAAATTACCTGGACAAGATCATTGAAGGTTCGGAAAAACTGGGTGACATACAGGCCCAGATAAAGGAACAGCTCACGCAGATGTCTTTTGACAGCATGCGTGACGCCTTCTATGACACACTGCTTGATATGGAAAGCGGGGCGGAGGATTTCTCGGAGGACTTTAGCGAGTACCTGCAGAAGGCTATCCTCAAGACAAGCCTGTCGAAAGTCTACGACAAGAGGCTTCAGGAATGGTATGACAAGTTTGCCAACTACAACAAGGAAGGAGGTATAGATACCGGGGAATACAAGGACCTCCAGCAGGAATGGAACGATATCGTAAAGGACGCCCTGGAGGAGCGTGACTCGCTGAAGGATATCTTCGGATGGACATCATCGTCCTCCTCTTCCCAGTCCGGCCGGGCCGGAACCGTCACCTCCATGACCGAGGAGACGGCCGGAAGGCTGGAGGGGATCGGCAACGCGACCCTTGACCATGTCATCAGCATTGACAACAACCTTACGAGGCATCTCGAAGGGATGGCGACATCCCTGGGCAAAATTGCGGGGAATTCGGAGTACCTCAGACACCTCGAAACGATAAACGAGAACATCGCGGAACTCCGGCGCGGTGTGAAACTGAAAACATAGGACTATGGAAGTGGAGGAAGGACTGCTGAAGATAAACGGGACGGACATGGCGTCCCTGGGATGTTTCCTGTACGAGGAGAACGCGGGGGACCATACCAATTACGACTCGCTGATGAAGCCGCCGAAGATGAAGGAGCATACCTCCGTCAGTTACCGGGAACTTGACGGCGAGGAGCTGCCCGAAACCCTGCTTCCCCGTTACGAGGCGAGGGACATCACGCTGAAGATGGCGGTGGTTGCGGATACACGGACCGGGTGGTTCAAGAACTACAACGCCGTGCTTGCCTTGCTGAAGTCGGGATGGCTGACGCTGGAGGTTCCTGAGATAGGCCGGGTGATGAAGGTCTACCTGAAGGAATATACCCGGTACAGCCAGTTCACGACAATCAGGAATACCGGCCAGCAGATAGCCGGATTCACGGTCACGCTGCGCGAGCCGAAACCTTTTTCAAACAGTGATTAAAAACGATTTAAAAACATCATAAATGGAACTTGAAATCTACGACAGGCAGGGAGCCCTGAAAAGGAAGGTCAGTCCCGATTCATCGTCCCGGTGGACCGAGGAAGTGGGGGCGGAATTCGTGGTGACGGTGAACTTCACCACCTGGGAGTTCTTCGTCCTGTCGGTCGGCGACTATGTGGAGATATCAGGAAAGCGGTTCTCCATAAAGAAGGAGTACCGCCCGAAAAAGACCGACACACAGAAATACACCTACAATATCAGCTTCTACGGCCGCGAGCACGACATGCAGGACCTGTTGTTCTGCCGTCTGAACCAGGGGGAGGATGACCTGGAGTCCGTCTTTGCCTATGACGGCACGCCGATGGAAATGCTGGAAAAGCTGGTGGCGAACATGAACCGCAACACCGACGGTGTGACATGGCGTGCAGGCCAGGCCGTCACCGGTGACCGGAAGACCATCAACTTCAACGGCCTGTTCTGCTGGGATGCGGCAGGCGAGATAGCCGGCGCCTGGGAAACCGAGTGGTGGCTGGACGGGGAATACCTGAACATAGGGAAATGCGAACACGGCGAACGGGTCACGCTCGGCTATATGAAGGGATTGAAGACGGGGCTGACCCAGAATGAGAACTCCAATTCGATCAAATGGTTCACACGGCTGATCCCCGTAGGTTCAACCAAAAATATTGACCCGTCAAAATACGGCTACACCCATCTGCAACTGCCGTCACGGGACAAGTATATCGACCTGAACACTCAATTGGGACTGAAGGAGCATCGCGAGGAAGCAGCCTTTGAGGATATATTCCCGCACCGTCTGGGTACGGTATCCTCGGTAAGGTCCGAGGAGCAGACCAATACGGACGGGGAGGAATACACCGTCTATTATGTCAAGGACAAGGATCTCCCCTTCAATCCGGATGAATACATGATCGGTGAGGAGGTGATACACATCACCTTCGAAAGCGGCGACCTGTCCGGAAGGGAGTTCGAGTGCAACTGGCATAACGACACACAGGAGTTCGAGATCATCAACACCTACCCGGACGAGAACACCCAGATACCGGGAGGCAACATCATACCGAACGTCGGTGACACGTATATCCTGACAAACATCCGCATGCCGGATGCGTATTACCCGATAGCGGAAGAACAGTACAAGCAGGCGGTTGACAGCTTCCTGACAGAATACAGCAAGGACATATCCATCTATTCCGGCGACACGGATTACATCCATGTGGATAAAAACAGTGTGCCGTTATCGCTCGGGCAAAGGGTGAGACTGGAGGACGCGCAGTATTTCGAGGCCGGGTATCTTGACACCCGCATCACAAGGATAGAGAGGAAGCTGGGCAATCTTTCCGAGGCTTCCATTGACTGCTCGTCGGCGGTCAGCACCTCATGGAAGTCATCCGTAGACTCAACGCTGAACAATCTGGAATACACGCTGGCGCAGGAGATGGCGCAGGCCAATGTCCGCTTGCTGAAGACCGGCGATATGGAGAGTCCGAGCGACTATACAGCTTTCTCCTCCCTGAGGGCTATAGGAACCTTCCTGAGAAAGAACATAGCGGATATCGCCAGCGAGATCATCACCTTTCTCAAAGGTCTGAGGGTCGGCAAGTTTGTCACAGGTCTTATCGGAGGCAGCGGTGCGGCCATCTGGTTTGACAAGAACGGCAAGACAATAGTCGAAGCCGACAAGGCGATGTTCCGTGAAGAGCTGATAGTACCGCAGATCACGTTCAACTGCATCGATGTGATATCCGGCGACAAGGCGAACTCGTTCGCATACGGAAGAATAAAGACCGTTGACACGGAAAACCGAATAGCCACGCTGGAACTGCTTGAGGGGCAGTGGGGAACGTTACATGTAAGTGATATCTGCCGTGGCATACTTCACAACATAGCCGGCAGCAACCATACGAAGGATGAATACGGTCCTAACGGATTCATGGAGTATTCCGGGTACGCCACCTCGTATTTTACTCCAACAAACATCATCGAGAATGAGGCAGGAAACATGAAGTTTGAATACGCTCTTCAGGCAGGAACAAGCGTGCATCCTCTTCCGGGTATGAACTTCTTCGCATACGGCAACTTTACTGACAAGGACAGACAGGACATTACCTATGAGAACAGATCTTACTTGCGCAGATTGGTCAACGTGAACACATGGGTAATAGATCCGGATGTGAACATCGCTTATCAGAACGGAAACCTGAGTGGTCTTACAGTCAACGGGCAGGTGATGGACGGTTATTCTTCATTTCAAGACAAAGTATACATAAGGGGAACGATAGAACGACTCAAACCCAACGGTGAAGTGGCTATGGACTTAAGCTACGAGGGTGTATGGCAATCAGGCAGGCATTATGATTACTACGATAGTGTGACGTATAACGGCAGCACATGGGCGTGTCTGAACAAGAACGGTTCGTCCTCTGAGCCGGGTACGGACGCTGACTGGCAGGAGATCGCATCCAAAGGTAGCAAGGGTGACAAGGGTGACGGTTACACCCAGATGGGGCAGTTCAAGACCGGAATGGTTGTACCCAAGATGGGTGTCGTTTCGATGGGTGGCGGCTCTTATGTAGCCAAGGCATCCACTACCAATCCTCCCTTGTGGTGTTGGACGGACAATGCCGGCAACCGGTTCACCTTCGCCGATGGCGGATATGTGCTGACGGGTGAGGTGAATACTGCTGAATATGATGTGTTGGCTGAACCGGGAAGAGATGGTACGGACGGGATCAATGGCACCGACGGTGTTCCCGGTGCACCGGGAAAGGATGGGAAGACCTATTACACGTGGATACGCTATGCGGATGACGCCCAGGGAAACGGAATCAGCAATGATCCCACAGGAAAAGCATACATCGGATTGGCATACAACAAGGAAACCGCTGTGGAGAGTGACGATCCGTCCGATTACAAATGGAGTGACATAAAGGGAGAACCGGGCGTTCCGGGTGCTGTCGGTGCTGACGGGAAAACCTATTACACATGGATAGCCTACTCGGACAACGCGGACGGAAGCGGAATGTACCAGCAGCCGAATGACAACACCAAATATATAGGCATCGCGGTAAACAAGGAAACCACCACGGAGAGCAGCAATCCTGCCGACTACACGTGGTCGCAATTCAAGGGCAACAAGGGTGACAAGGGTGACGGTTACACCCAGATGGGGCAGTTCAAGACCGGAATGGTTGTTCCTAAAATGGGTGTCGTTTCGATGGGCGGCGGCTCTTATGTAGCCAAGGCATCCACTACCAATCCCCCCTTATGGTGTTGGACGGACAATGCCGGCAATCGGTTTACTTTCAATGATGGCGGCTATGTGCTGACGGGTGAGGTGAACACTGCCGAATACGATGTATGGGCAGAGAAAGGTGAGCCGGGCAAAGACGGAACGGATGGTAAGGATGGCGAGGATGGAAAAGACGGGAAGCCCGGTGAACAGGGCGTACAAGGAATACAGGGCTGCATTATACGGTCTTCCGAGTGGGCGTCCGGCGTGACGTACAGGAATGACGAGGACCTTACAAGTGGCACGCGGTATATTGATATCGTAATGGTGAGAAACAATAGTGCGGTGGACGGATGGGATGTTTATAAGTGTATCAAGACCCATACATCGTCATCTTCCATAACCTATGCCAATACCACCTATTGGACGGAATTAAGCAATGTCGGTCCTATCTATACCAGTCTTATTATTGCCAAGAACGCCAGTCTTGATTTTGTCCAAGGCAATGAGTTATTGATTAAGGATTCAAATAATAATATTGTAGCCGGTCTTACAGGAGGAAGCAGCAAGGAAGCCGGTACGACACCTGTAAGGATATGGGCTGGCGGTGGTGTTCCGGGAAGTGCTCCGTTCCGAGTGGATCAGGAAGGGAATCTTGTCGCAACGAAGGCGAATATCACGGGGACAATAACTGCCACAGGTGGAAATATTGGCGGTTTCAATATTTCCACCTCAAGTATGGAATCGGTTTCTGGGAATAATGCCATGCTCCTTTCCGCCAACTTGGTAAGATTTACCGGAAGTTATTCAAGCGTGTTTATTGGAGCGGATACTTTTCCTTCATCTAGTGGGGGGGCAATATTATGCCCATCCCGTATTTCGGTTAATAGGAATATAACGAATACGGCGTATGGCAATGTGGGCATGTATTTTGACATACAAGGTTCCCATGCTTATGATGATAATGATTTTCAGTATACCGGGAATCATGCGTTGTATATCGTCAAGGGGGACATCTGTGGGTTTAGGCTCAGATTGCGCAGAATAAGCAAGAGCACAACTTTGTCAGTGATGGATAGTGTTATCATGGCTGTAACGTCCGGTATTACGCTGACTGTTCCGTCCACTGCGGAAGACGGGCAGTTCTACTGGATAAGAAACGTTTCTGGTGGTGATGTGACCATAGCCGGAACAAATCTTGTCGGCTGGAATTCCGGGGAGGTCAGCACTTCGATAGGTTTGGCCAAGTCAAAGGCGGCAGCAATGTATTATGACAAGGTTAATAACAGGTGGTTTATGAACTGGATTGATTGTTGGAATTAAAAATATAAATTATGAAAATAGATTTTACAAAATTTCCTTGTTACACAGGGATAAAGAAGGATATCAGGATTGAGATGGATATCGCGGAGTCATTGGGTAATGCTATATACACAAATGTTCCGGGCATAGCCGCCAGTTCTCTGGCTCATAAGATTTACTCTGGCAAAGGAGAAGTAGATTACGATGAACGGGAAATACGAATTATACGTGATTGTACACCGTTGTTCTCGGGAGTTTATGCGGATTCCATAAACGATTATTTGGACACGAAAGAAAAGGAGGAACAAGAATGATATTACAAGCAGGTTATGATTGTTATCTGACACAGGCCGAGGATATGCCCCTGTCGGAACGAAGATTTGAGAATCAGGTGTTGATAAACAGCCCTGAGGATGTGGCTATGTGGAAAGAGATCACATCGAAACAGAAGGAACAGATGATTGCCGAAGCATCATTTATTGATGTGGCGGCTATAGACGTTGAAGCACTTGACCGTGTGAATACGCTGCTCAATGATATTGTGGCAAACATCAACAATGCCGGACTTACTGTAGAGGAAGCATTGGCGAAGAAAGAGTACTTCCCCGTATGGGAGGATTTGATAGGTACAGAGGTTGATGTGTCGTTCCGGTTCCGTTACGATGGTACACTCTATGAGGTTATACAGAAACATACACCGCAGGAGGACTGGAAGCCGGGAACGGGTACGGAATCCTTGTACAAGGTTGTGCAGATAGAGCACTCCGGCACACTGGATGATCCTATACCTTGGGTACATAACATGGTGCTGGAAGAAGGCAAGTATTACACCGATAAGGAAGTTCTTTATCTCTGTATCCGTGACAGTGGAATAGGCATGGCATTCGATTTGGAAAATCTTGTTTCGGGTGGCTATGTTCAAGTGGTAGAAAATCAAGTAGTAATAAATAATTAAAAAAATACGATTATGGCAGACAAAAAATTAAATGAAGTATCGCAGTTGACGGACTTTGATTATGCATTGGTTGTAAAAGGGAATGACGTGGCAAAAGTTACAAAACAGCAATTAGCTACACTCTTGGGAGAACTG